CACCCCAAAAGTGCCAAGGGTGCAGATGATGCCGGCAATCATTGCCCAGTCATTAAGTGATAGCGCGCCAATGGTTGTTGTTAGCCCACCAAACCACAGGGCGATAGAGCTAGAATAATCCTTCATCTTCATAGTCTCCCCCTGCCAGTTGGCCTGGGCGTAAATTTGCTGTTATTTAGGGGATTAGCCCCCGTCGTAGTCATTCGGAGATATGAGGGTGTTTTCAGTGATTGACTGTTTTGACGGGAGCTAAATTTTGGTAATAAAAAAGGCCCACCGAAGTGAGCCTTAAAAGTTGGTATGTGGAACTGAGGGTATTAGCCTCGCACGTTTCGTCCTGTAACTTTTCAGAATTCCACATTCGGCTGAGCACTGTTTCACAACGGTTGAATTTACCAACCCAGTGCTCATGCGAATGCAGAAAAGCAAAAAGGCCCAGTGGTTAACTGAGCCTTCTTTTATTGGGTGACTCAACTACATCACCGCTCTTCGCCTTTGACGTCCGAGCATAACTACTTTTGCACAGTTCGGCGTCGCATTCAAGAGCTTTTGTGAAAATATTTTCTATTTATGCAGCTAGTAATAGTTTTTCATTCTCCATTTCTATCTTCATAGCAGCAAAAAGCATGTCTTCAGCAGCATTTTCTGCCCATCTAACCCTGCGCCGTGAAGATTCCAACTCCATGCCGGTCAGTTCTGTTAGTTTCACAGAGATAACTTGCGGTACTTTGCGCTCAAGATAATGTCTAATTACTACCTCACGCAGTGGGCTTCTAGTCGATAATGTTTTATTAATTATCATTTCTACAAATTCAGCGTCATCTTGTTCTTTGGCGAGAGAGATGGCGCTGGCACCAGAACTATTTGGTAGAAATATTTCTTTTACCTTTCTAATGAGATCATTACCCATATACCCTTGGTGAGTCAGGTTTGTTAAAATTACCTTTATCCGTTCACCCTGATCTGAATTCCACTCATTGCACCACATCATTCTACCAATGATATTGCCAACACCTGAAGTTGGCCCCTCTTTCCCTCGATACTTTTCCCCCCAGTTCATAAGCATGTATCTTGTCCATGTTTGCTGGAGTGGGGTTATCTTTCTGGCACCTTTGGCCCACACGCGTCTTAGTTGAGTTTTTCGCTCGAACCCAGCCAGCTCAATTAGCTTTTTATCGTCGCTCATGCTGACCTCTTCCTGCTAGTCGTCCCAACCATCAGCCGCCCGTTAACAATCGCGTGGCGCTCACCCTTTGAGTCATTGGCGTATTTCTTTACCGTTGAACGTTGAGTGTTTAGCTGGACCGCGACAGTTGATTGGTTTCCATAAGAAGCGATAAGTAACTCGGGAATAGTTTTCACATCTGCTTTCATGCGGCCTCCTGAAGTTTTTTAAGGGCTTTGGTCTTGGCTTTGTACGCCTTACGGATGCGGATATAGTCATCACGCCGGTAGTTCGTCATTTCATGGGGACCATCCAGCCAGTCAACTAACTCCTGGCCAAACAGGCTAATTAGGCTTGCCCTGTACTGCCGCCCAACCGTTTCCGCTTTAGCTCCGTACTTGGCAGAACCGGCATTACATGGTTTGCACTGGCGATAGGCATTAGCCTCAACAAATCTCAACTCAGGGAAGCCGCCAACCGTTTTAAAATGTCCACAATCCCAGCGACCACCGTGCAAATCTGGCGGGTTGGTTTCGCCACAACTAATGCATGGCTGGTCATAATCGCGGGTTCGGATGTATTCGTTGAAGGCTTGCTGGGCTAAACTTTTGAAGTGACTATCTGGCTTGAGTGCTAACTTGCGGACTTTTAGGTTACGCCTTTCGGCTTGGTCATCTTTTTGTTTCTGCTCACCTTCCTTCCGTAATCGATTCTGACGGGCCTTTAATGCCAACTGAGCTATGTGCTCATCTTTGTGTCTTTCGCAGCACCACCACTCGTATATCGCGGCTGGCTTAAACCTCTCATTGCATACTTTACAATTCCGGTGCTTCGGGAGTTTGGCTATCATTCCCGGCCTCCAATGTTTCTATTGAAGCGTTTTCATGTTCGCATTGGTCGCAGCTGTAAACTTCATCAGGCTTTAGCGGGTCCAGACAGAATGCACATATTGATTGTGGGAGTTCAGACATGGTTATTCCCCCTGAATCTGAACCATCGTCAGTTCACGCCCAAACACTGCGCCGGTGTCGATGTAGAGTTGATTTTTATACTGACTGACTTTATTCATTGGGGTGTGACCAAATATGAATTGTCTGGCCCCGGCTATTTCCTCCCCTTCACCGTCCATCGCATAACTCACCCGCTCACGATTCCAAATGACATGCTGCTCACTGACCGGCTTGCCGTAGTGGTAACTGTCGGATCGGTAATCAGCGTGGGCCACAATGTATTTACCGATATTAGTGCTGACCTCAATGACCAAAGGGAGCTTTGCGGCTTGTTTGATAAGACTGGTGGCCAGCAGTTTTTCATCGGTATCTAAGCAGAAAAACCACATGCCGCCATTAGCTACCCAGCAGTCAGCGCTGCCGCCAGAAAGAGCATCAATCGCCATTTGCTCATGGTTGCCACGAACGGCACGAAACCAAGGCTGGGTAATCAGGTCGAGGCATTCAATATTTTTTGGCCCACGGTCAATCAAGTCCCCTACGGATATCAGCAAATCCTTACCCTCATCAAAATCTACTGAAAGTAATTTCTCATTGAGCTTATCCAGGCAGCCGTGGATATCACCAACGACAAATATTCGTCGGTATTCAGCCCCATTAATCTTTTGATAAATATCACCCATGGCTACTCTCCTTCATCATCAGGAATACAATCATGGCGGCGCGGAGGGGATTCTTATCCGCATGCAAATGCTCAATATCGTCATTTAGAATTACTGGTGAAATAGCATCCCATTCATACCCCGCAATTTTTGGCGTCAGAGTTATGCGCTCTCTAAAAATAATCGGCCATGCGTCGGCGGCTTTGTTGCAGGGGTTGAATCCGCCCAGCCTCCCCGCCCCCCTTACGATGACATCGACATACGGCTCATTAGTTAATCCCTGCCAGCCCGTTTCCTCGTCAAAAGGCTTCATGCCGAGATGAATTGCTACCGCCTTGTTAATCTCAAAATCGCTCATCGCTGAATAGTTACTCATCGCGTTCTCCTTACTCGGTCATATTTGGCGCGCAGCAATACGCATATGTGATCATATGTCGGTATCTGGCTGGCGGGGAGTTGGGGTTTAGGCTTGGTTCGAGAGGTCTTGCGGAATATCAGGTTGTCTATGGCTATCTGGGTTGGGCTACGCTGTCGACTCATCCTCTCTTTCCTCTGGAAGTGAGATGCAAGTAAACGTCAGGCAGCAGTTCAAGCAAATCTGCTTCCATCCGCGACTAGTTAACACGTCGAACATAGGTTGTTCTGCAGAGATGTTTTCCCACTTTGTTTTGCAGCACTGGCACTTGGTGCGTTTATGGAAAAGCCCTATTCGCTTATTTGCTTCAATCCACTTATCAATAGTCATAAATGGCTTAATAGATTGAGTCTCCACTTGAGTGGTAACCGTTGTTATCTCATCCCATCCAGTTTCTTTTATTTTCAGTTTCATGCTGCCACCTTCCCCTTGTCACCGAACCGATTGGCCCATTCCACTTCTCGCTTGGCGTCATCGCTAAACTTCACGTTATGCTCAGTACCAAACCAGTAAGCGGCCTCAATAATTTCCACCATCTCGCTCTTTCTCATCTGGCTTGTGCGATGACCAAAGCGAACATAGCCACCAGTAATACCCGGTGCCTGCCTTCGTTCCTGCTTCTTGGTTTCTGCTACAAGGTCAGTGATTAAATCCTTCCAGTCCTCTTTGCTGTACTTCTCACCATGCCAGAAAACTTGGTTGGCGATGTCAGTAAGCAGCGGCCACATTTTGTTATTCTGTGGGAGGCTTCGCTTGGGTTCCTGGATGATGACTTCTTTGGGGAATTTGAAATCGAGCGGTGTGTTTCTGATGGCTGCTATTGCGTTATTTCTGATGCTTTCGTTTAGAAGTAAATATTTTTGGTTACCCATCAACTACTCCTTTCAGTTGCTGCTGAACAACCTGCAATGCCGTTTGTAGCGCATACAAAGCATCTGGTGACCTGTCATCTTGAAGGGGTGTAATCATCAGAAGTTGAGGCATCATGTTTACTGTGTTGGCGTAGGCGTCGCAGAGTTGGCGGTATTGCTTCTTGGATAGGGTTATTGTTTTATCCATAATCACTTCCTGAACATGAAGATGGTTAAGCCATTTTTGGTTACTACCTTCAGCGTGTCACTTTCGGTTAACTCACCCAGATTGAAGGCGTCGTACAGTTCGTTAATGGCCTTCTGTTTACGCTCTTCTTTCTTTCGCTTATCCCATTGCTTCCAAATAATGCTTGCCAGCCACTCGCCTGTTTTAAACGAGATGTACAGGTAGCCCATAACGGCCAGCCCAGCATTCAAGTAAGTTAATATTTCATCGGTCATAGCGGCTTCTCCGGTGCGGCGGCTAGCATGTCAGAGAAATATCCCAATAGAATTTTCTCACATGTCGTGATGTTCCCCTCTTTTAAAGTTGTCCAGTGATTGCTACTTTTTTGTATAACAATACAATTATCATTGCCTTTAAATACCTTCCACCCTTCTGGCACTACCAGAGAGTTGGCGGGAGGTGTGGTGAACAGTGCAATTCCTCGACCGCCGCCAGAGAACTCGTTGTGCCCGTTATATTCCCTGCCTTCATCACCATCGCGCATGTAAGCCACTGGTTCGGACTGCTTCGCTGATAGCGCTATTCGTGCTAGGGCCATCTGTTCGCCGCGAGTTAATCCGTTTTCTAATGGCTGACGGATAAAAGCTTCCAGCCGCTCTACTGTGAAATTGTCTAAATCACTCATGGCTGATTTCCCTTTTCGATTTCTGCTATCAGCAACAGCACATTCTCAGGCGTTGCATCATCCTGCCAGCGGTCTGAAGTGTCACTGGACTCACGGAACATGATTTCTTCGTGTGCTGCGGCTTTAAGGTCGGTAATTAGTTGTTCGATTGTTCTGCTCATGATTTCATCTCACTCAAGTCCTGTGATTTTTTGGCAAAGAAAACCTAATTTTGATGTTGTTTCAAAGCCGACCTTCCCCCTAACTAGCCACTGAATTGGTATTGTCAAAACCCAGAGTGGTACGAACCATAGGCGATTCAGGCGTTGCCACCATTTAGCATCTCGCCTTTCAAGCCACTCAGTGTGATCGACAACCTGATATGCATAATGATTTGGCTGGTTTTCATGGTCTGCGTAAGCGTTGGCGTCACCATCACACAGAAATCTCGATATTTTTTGCCAGTTCTCGAACCCTTGATTTTTAAGTCTCTTCTCAAGTTCGAAGCGGTATAAAACAGGAACCCATCCACGCCGATAAATCATATTCTTCTCCTAAAAAATCACTTCTGCATCACTGTCTCGGTCATGCGATGCGAAATAGATATCCCACTCGCTGTAGTAAATTCCGTTGTACCTTGCGCCAGAGCAATCACCAATTTCATCAGCGCCAAAGCACTCTTCGTAAATTGATTGGAAGGTGTTTTCAGGTAACTTGCTTAGGAATTTAATGCGGAGGGCTTGTTCGTGGCGGTCTTGCTGGTCCGTAAGGTAATGGCCCAAGTCGGTCATGCAACCACCCTTTGCCGGTAACTAGGCCAATCAAAGTTTACCCATAGGCCGCCGTCCATCGTCATGCGATCCATTATTCGCATGGTCAGAAGCTTCACCATTCCGGCGTAATCTAAATTGGTGAGCATGCCCACAGGCCTCTTGTCTGACAGGCGGCGATCTACAATCTGGAACAGAACTACTTCCTCGTTTGTGTTCCCACGCTGGACACCAATATCATCCAGAACAAGCAAATCAACCGAGCACAGCTCTTTCATCAGCCCAGCTTCAGTTTGCTTGCTACCATCCTGATAAGTCTCACGAAATCGCATCATCAGGTCAGGAATAGTAACAACCAGCACAGACTTATTGCGCCTTATCAGGTCGTTACCGATTGCCGCCGCAAGATGATTTTTCCCAGTACCACAACCGCCGCTAAACACGAAACCGCCGAAGCCTGATCCGAACTTAGCAGCGTACTCTTTCGCCTTTTCCAGAGCTGAGCGTTGCGCTGGTAACTCAGCGTTGTAGTTCTGGAACGTGCATGACTGGTGCAAGGCTTGGATACCAGACCGACCCAAAACTTTCTGCAATCGACTGGCCCGGTTAGCCTCGACTGTTTCCTGAGATGAGATAATCGCCTGCTCCTGATGCCATGCCATCAACTCTGCGGCGGTTGTAAACTTCGGCCGAACACCTTCAGGCATGACAGCTTGAAGGCGCTTGATAACGCTTGACCCGTTGTTCATGAGCGAAATCCTTCTGGCGTGGTGGTCATTGGCTTTGCAGGATGATTAACTCCACCCGTTCGGCGCTTGACCGGATAGTTTGGCTTGAATAGCCCTTGGTAGCTGTTGGCTATGCTGGCGTCGATTACTGCTGATGGGTCGTGTCCCTCGTCAAAACATTCTTTCAGGAGGTTGAACGCTTTGGTAACGGTGAGCATCGACTTGATTGGTTTCTTCGATTGTGACCGGTAACTAACCCACTCAATCCAAGATTGCTTGTTAAGCCATTCAGGGATTTCTACAGCGAGAGGATCGAACCCTTTAACTTTTCCCCCTTGGGGGATTAAGGGGGTTTTAGTATTTATATTGTCTTTGGTAAGACTGTTTAGGGTGTCGGGTGGTTTCGCCCAATTTGAAACCTTTTTTCGCCCATTATTATGGGCGGTTTCACCCAACTTTTTGGGCGGTACTTTTGTGGTGTTTTTTGGTTGTTTATTGAGCGCCCATTGCTCCAAATTAACGTTAACACTAACTATCTTAAAGCCACCAACTTTCCTAAGGTTGATGATTCTTCTTTCCGCTAAAACATTAAGTGCGGCCGCTACATCTGAATCGTCCAACTCGGTCATGTCGGCGATGTATGTGTTGGTTATCTTGTCCTCAGACTTATTCCATCCGAACGTGCAATAAATAACAGCGTCGAATACCTGATGCTCTCTCCCTGCTAATTTTAATTTTGGCTTAAGCTTTCCTATGCTGGTAGCCACTTTGAAATAGCCTTCATCCAAGGTGGCCACTTGGCCTCCTCCCCTTTCTGGGATAATTGTCTTGTTGATAAAGTCAACGCGTTTTAAATTACTCATTGAGGGATTCCCTCATCAGCTCCGACGAGTCGGATCCCGCCGTCATATAAAACCAGAGCGCCCCCGTTCTCAGTCATTTTTTTTATGACTAAGCAGCCGAGACATATAGCAATATCAACAATCTCTTCTTTGCCGCCATAAGCATTTACTCCCAACCCCTCAAGGGCATCGTATGGGTCAGGAACTCTCAGGTTTTCGAGTGATACTAGATTGTAATAATCAGAGATATCCTCAACGTTAACCGCTCTGCCGTGGGGTATAACCTGATTACAGATGTCGTCAATCACATCAAGCGTTGTCTTGAAGAACTCTCTCCCTTGATTTACGCGGTAGCGGGAAAGCAACTGATGAATCCGTTTCTCGTGATCCCAAGGGTTGATAGTCCTAAACCGACTTACAACAGTAAATGGTGTAGGAACGCCAGTAGAACCTGAAATTTCTTTTGCGCGCTTTTCTGGTGTGAGTGTTGTCATGCCAATTTTATAAACATCAGGCATGCTTTCATTGGCTAGCACATAAATCCATCCACAAGGCGTATAGTCCTTGGGGATCTCCATTGATTCATGCGTTGTTAGTTTGAGAATTGAATCCAAATCTGCCATAATTACTCCTGTGTATTGATCCAGTTAAAAATGCATAGTTATCTGCTGTTCTGAAGCCTCGACTGCCATCGGGGCTTTTTGCTTTCCAGTCACCGCAATCACTGCCTGCCTTGCGATTTCCCTTATCACGCTCGTCTCCCATATCTTCTCCAGAAGAACAAATGTCACTGCCATGTCATGTACGTTTAACCGGCTCACCTTTGATTCGGCCCAGCCAGCCTCCCGCGCAAACTTGCTCTGACCCTTGATAGCCATTCGGCTTCGTAGCTCAGATTCAACTTCCATAATTCTCTTGCTGTTACTTGCACGTTCCATGCGTAATACTTCCTTTGTGATTTGATGTTGTTAGATGATTAATTTATGGCAAGCCTAGTTCCGCTCACCTCCGACTTTTAGCCTTACCTGGCAGATCCTCGGGGCCGCCATATACCGGGCGTTCGGTTAATGCTGTGGTTGTTAAGCTGCGTCGCTCACAGCTTTCATGTATCGCTGCGGATAGAGAATCTGCATTTCTGTAATCATTCCGTCGTAGAACCTAGAGAGCTTTTCAGCCATTTCTAAAGAGGTAATTTGAGTGCCCCTTTCGATTCGGCTTAGGTTCCCGACATCACACTGAACAGCCAGCGCTACTTCTGCGATTGTCAGTTTTTTCTCTACACGCATTTTTCTTAGTGGTGTTTGCATATTTCACTCCTTTAAATGCGCTATACGCATATTATGCGATAAAATAAGTATGCGCAAGGCGCTTTGCGGTGAACGCAAAAAACGGATTCAATAGAATTATGAAAATAGGTAATCGCATTCGAACTCTTCGCAAGGCGAAGAAGATGACAATCCTCGAATTAGCCACCGCTATTGGTAGCGACGTGGGGAACGTGTCACGACTGGAAAGGGACAAGCAGGGCTACACGGAAGCAACGCTTACTAAAATTGCTGATGCTCTGGGGGTTAAAGTGGTTGATCTATTTAGTGATGAAGTTGTGGAGCCTCCAGCCAAGCAACAGACTAATAAATCTGACTCTTACCGTGTTGAAGTCCTTAATATCTCTGCCAGTGCTGGTAAAGGGGTTGCTCTGAAAGATGAGTTTATAGAGACGATAAAATCTATTGAGTACTCTTCAGATGAGGCGAGACTGCTGTTCGGTAACCGTCCGCAGGAAAACATAAAGTTAATCGCCGTAAATGGTGACAGCATGTCTGGAACCTTTGAACCAAGAGATCAGATTTTCGTTGATGTGAGCATTAACTATTTTGACGGGGACGGGATTTACATCTTTGTTTTAGATAACGATTTGTACGTGAAAAGACTGCAATTGCAGCACAAAAGGCTGGCGGTGATTTCGGACAACAAAAAATATGAGACTTGGTATATCGATCAACACACCGAGGTAAATCTCAATATCGTTTCCAAGGTTCTTATTAGTCAGTCTCGCGCGTACAAGATCCACGGCTAACCTACTGCTAGGGTGGCGCATGAAAATAAATAGCGCCCTTGTTTTTGCCACGGTAATACTTTCTGCCATTGTGTTTGGGTACATAGCGGCAGGACTGTTGGGTAGGTAACCTACTACTAGGGTGGGGTGAACAAATACAGCGAATCTGGCAAAGACCGGGGCGCGTTAAGATTTCCAGGGTAGTGTAAGGATGGTTATGAACGATATTAGAGTCGGCACACTACTATCTGGCGCAAAGCCAGTTGGGCAAGGAATTAATGGGGCATTGCGAGGTTTTGCACTTGTTGATGAAGATGAAATACAAGTTATAGTTAAACGTCTTCCTGAACGAGAGTTATTATGCGAGTTATTGTGCGCACAAATTGGCCGCGATCTAGGTCTGCCGATCCCCGAGCCTATTTTACTATTTGATGAGATAAGTCATCCTCTTTTTGGAAGTGCTGATGTTGGGTACCCAAATTTACTTCACTTTTTAGAAAAAGACTTAGAAAGTGAAATAATAGTATCGAAATTACGGAAATGGATATATATAGAATCAGCTTCATTTTTCGATGAGTTGATTTTTAATGCCGACCGTCATCCGGGCAATTTACTATTCGATGGAAATGAATTCTATCTTATAGATCACGGCCTAACACTTCATGAATCATATGGGCCAGAAGCACCACCTGAAATATGGTGCAATAGACTAATGTCTCTTTTAGTAGACTCATGCGACTCAGATTCTGATAAAAGTAAAATATGTAATAAAGCCAGTGCTTGGATTGATGATTTAGCAGAAAGGGACGTGATTGGTGCTTCTATCAAGAAGACCCCCGGAGATCAGGACAAAATTCAAACGCTATCTGACTTCTTGTCAATAAGAAAAAAACTGCTACTATCAATGATAAATCATAGAGTTGGCGCATCTCAGACGGACTTCATAAATGCTTAATTACAATCAACTTTCATCATTAGCTCCCAAAGCTCCGAGATACAGTGCATCTTGGGCTCCGGTCTATTTTGAGCCAATGATGGGTTCAGGCGAAAAGTTTACTGTGATTATTGCTGCATGTGGCGTTGATGGGAGCGTTAGAGTCTGCAGCGCAATAAGACCACACGTCATAAAAGCAATGTATGGTAACAAACACTCTCAGTTTACTTCCCTTATTGCTGTAATTATCAATAGCCTTGAGTCGCATCTATCCAAAGAAAATAGCTTCAATGAATGGAAATCTCCTATCTTCGGTGCGGCCTTAGGTGATGTATCATTGGCCCAATCAAGCGATATGACAGGAGTGCTCCGTCAGGCAATACAAATGACAGCAAGTCTATCGTCTTTAGATTTCTTTTCTTCAGAAGATGAAAATGATGAACGATATTCATCTGAAAACACTTGGGCTAACCAGCTAAAATCTCAGATTATCAGTATAAACCCATCATTTGATCCATTTTTTAATAGAGAGTTTAAAGTCACTGGTGAAGCCCGCGCGGCTAAAATATTTTATCTTAGCCATAAAGTGGCAGTTAACACAGATAGACTGATACCCAATAACCTAGCAACCCACCTTGATCGTAATAAAGCTAGAATATTGGATTTACTCTCTGTAAAAGATTATGACTTGCTAGATCGAAGCACTTATGAATTTATTGTTTATCGCCCACAAGAAGATGAGCCGACATATAGTAAATCTCAATTTGCAAAACTCAATGAAGCCTTATTTTCAATACAAGAGATCGGTGACAAACACTCTATTAGGGTTGTCCCTGTGACAACCGTACACCAGGCTGCAAGTCGTATAATTAAAGCTGAGAATCAAGCCGCATAAACATAGACCCGGCCCCGCTGCCGGGTTTACCGAATAAAACTATAAGATGCAATAGCCTACTTGCCCACTTCTGTGTGGGCTTTTTTGTACCTACCAGATAGCGCCTCCACCACAGCTATCATCGCCTCTTCTGTAATCTCTGAGCGCTGTATCTTTTTATTAGCCAATGATGCCCTCAATACTCCAGCAATAACTATGTGCTTTGGCTCCTGTCCAAGGTCGCGCATCTCAAGTACCACCCTCCCAACGACTCGGCACATTTCGTTATATAACGCCTCTGAATCTTCTGTATGCATACCCCTCCCATCTAAATTTCACCCAACTTAGCACACTTTTCACGCCTGTTAGCCGGTGCGAATGGGTGCGCCTGAATTATTTTTAAAATAAATATGCTTCACATTCATATGGATAGCTAATATGCGTGTATTAATATTAATTATGCGTTTGACGCATTTGCGTAATGCGCATATATTGAATCCATCAACACGGCAGGATGCCAACTAAGCAACACGCAACGGGGTGAGCGATGTAATCACCCCCGGCCCCGAGAGGGATCGACCGCTAAGTGTTCTTTAAGGGAGGGAGTGAATTTATACCCTGTCGCTGTCAGGTGTAGGCGGCAGTCATAAGTTCTCTAAACGAGAGGTGACAAATGCAAAATGAAATTCGTTGTCCGGTGTGCGGGTTGAGCTTCAATCCGAAGATACCGCTAATGCATATTCAGCAGCACCACAAGGACGCGAAAGATTGCGAACTGGCGAAGATAAGGGATGCGCGTCGCAAGTGCTTCACGGAGCCGACAACAAAGAAGTTAGGCAGTAAGACATGCTTACCAGAGGTGGCCCGCTTCGCCGCTGGTCATCGCACCAACCGTAAAGAAGCAACACACATCATCAAATAGGGGTAAATAAAATGACCATGAAATATTCAACAGCAAAATGCGTTAAGGCAGAAGGTAAATCACCTTTTGTCGCCGGGCAGGTGTATCGAATCTTTCACGGTTCAGAAGAAGACCGCGCAGAAATCGGACAGAACATTTCTTACGGCCTGACCGCGCAGTTGGAACACATCAGCGCCAATTGTCACCTCGCTTTTATCATCCAGTGATTTTGACCGCTGCCCTTCCTGTGAGGGCATCTGCAAGATTAATAAGGAGCCTGACCATGGATAACAGGCACAAATCTGGAGAGGTGATTATGTAACCGTTACTGAGTGGCCTTACCACTGCTTACTTATTAGTGAGCTTTGGCAAGTTCATTGATAGAGGGTAAGAGGATGGCATGTAAATGTTTTGATGAAACTGGCGAAAAAATGAAAGAGCACTTACTGAAGCGTCACGGCGATAGCGTGGCTCAAGTAGCTGATTGTGGGTTTGCACATTCAGTTCTGGTATTTGCAGAAGGTGATTTTTGTAGCGTGATGATGCCGTACACATTCCGCTTCTATAAACGCAGAAAGAACGGCGAGTTAGAGCAACGCCAAACTAATGGCGATAGTAGCGTATCCATGAATTACTGCCCATTTTGCGGCACAAAATTCGAAGGTAAAGCGGCTAACCCCTCCAACTAAATAGGTGAGATATGGGTGATACATACCAAGCAGTTTACGATGCGGTAAGAAGCAGAATAAGCGGCGGCAATCTTTCTGATGCGCTTGAGTCTGCTATCAGAGGCGAGAATATCGGTGGATATGCACAAAATGCATTTGTCCAGATTGCCCAAATATTTACTGGTTATAACGCTCCATCAGCAATTTATAAGCCTGTATTGATACAAGATGGTAATGCATGGCTGGCAGTATATGGGGATCTACCAACTGGCGTAAGTGGCTGTGGTAACTCGCCTGCAGAGGCAATGGCTGATTTTGATAATGCATGGTTTAAAGCTGCAGTAGCTCCACCAAAGAAAGCCAACTAATCCCCCACTAACTCCCCACTCCCACCACTAAATAACTGACAAACCATAGTCGGGTATTTTGCCGTGGGAAAAAATCAGGAGAACGCCATGAAGATAATTCAAAAAGTATCAAAAGAACGCCTCGAACAAATGCTTCCTGGCGCTCTGCTGAAGTTAGGAAATCAAATCGTTACTTTCGACGGCTACAACACAGAACCTGACTACAAAAACCGCCCTGCTGAATTCGTGCACTACACCGATAGCCAGGGAGTTCAGCGCCGATTTGATATTGACACTGTTATTCAATCAGCCACAGAGCATCTTGATGCTGAAGCGTGTGATTACTGCGGAAAACTTCGCCTGCCAGAGGACTCGAAAAAAGTATCAATTCAGTTCTACAAGCATTCTGAGCGCCACACATTCTGCCATGAAGGTAATTGTGCGGCGCTTTATCAATCCACTATCGGACGCCCAAGAGCATCCGCGACAATTAACCGGAGAGCGTCATGGGCGAAGTAAATACGTATTTGCAAATGCAACATCGTTACCAGCTAACGGGCAGAGATTTTGAAATTAAGCCATCGAAATGGATTTCACAAAAGCTACAGCCTGCGCTGATGTTTTTGCTGATGGCTATTTGCTTTTTTATCTCGGGGGTCGCATGGAGCTAGCTAAGAACGTAATGCAGCAAACCCTCCTTGAAAACTTCATTCTATCACTCTGCATCGACAATCAATTGGAAGCCTCCGACCTTGATCGGATTGCTCAAAAATTGGCTCAAATCAACGCCAATGACGATGCCCGAACATCAGGAAACCATCATGATTTTCCGCGTAATTGACACCGAAACAACAAGTTTTGAAGGCAGTGTTTTGGAGATAGCCAGCGTCGATATTGTGGACGGCAAGATTTGTAACCCAATGAGCGACTTTGTTAAGCCTGCTGAGGCAATAAGTTTCGAAGCAATGGCAATACATCACATTACCGAAAATATGGTTGCTGATGCCCCGCTTATTGAGAGTGTGATTGATAAATACCTTGATGCTGATATTTACGTCGCGCACAACGCTGCTTTTGACCGGGAAAAGTTGCCTCAGATTACTGCGCCATGGGTTTGCACTCTTAAGTTATCACGCAAGCTATGGCCGGAAGGAGGTCATGGAAATCAGTATCTTCGCTATGCGCATGCATTAAACCCTGACGTGCCGGAAGGACTCCATGCACACAGGGCCCTGTACGACTGCTACGTCACGGCTGAGTTGCTGCTTCATATGAACCGCATAGCGCGATGGACTGTGGCTGAAATGCGGGAAATCACTAAGCGACCATCCCTACTCCACGCTATGGCGTTCGGTAAACACAAAGGGAAGACTTTTACTGATATCGCCAGTGAAGACCCTGGTTACTTCCGTTGGTGCCTGTCAAACATGGAACTGAACGAAGACCAGGAATACACCATGAAACATGCGATGGGGGCTATCGTCTAATGGGTACTCCAGTGCTGATCCTTGGCGAGTCTGGGACAGGGAAGTCTACCAGTATGCGCAATCTCAATGCCGCCGATTGTTTTTTGGTTAATCCGGAAAACAAGCGGCTACCTTTCAAATCCAAAGACTGGAAGCCTCGGGATTTTGAAGCCAAAACCGGTAATGTTTTTTTCACAGACATTCCGGCCGACATTATCACTATCATCAATTTCGCCCGACGCGCAAAAAAGAAAATCGTCATCGTGGATGATTTCCAATACGTAATGGGCAACCAATTCATGCGCCGTCGCAGTGAAAAATCTTATGAGAAATTCACTGAGATTGGCGGTGGTGCATGGGATGTCATCAGGGCTGCCCAAGCGGCTGAAGATGATTTGATTGTCTACTTCATGGCTCATACAGAAGAGACACAGTCCGGCCGGGTGAAGATGAAAACCATCGGCAAAATGCTGGACGAAAAAATCACTGTTGAAGGAATGTTCGGCATAGCTCTTCGCACTGGCGTCATGGATGGGCGCTACTACTTCTCAACGCAAACCGATGGCACTGACCCAGTCAAATCCCCTATTGGCCTTTTCAATTCTCAACAAATAGATAACGACCTTAACGCTGTGGATATAGCGATACGGGACTATTACGAACTTAACGACGGAGTATCAGAATAATGCAACCAATCTTCACTTTTGACCAAGACTCTGCCAAAACCGCTGGTGCTGGCGGCGCATCTGAAACCGGCGCTTATGCAGGCAATATTGCCTCAGCTATTTTCACTAGTGGCCGCGATTCGCAATCTGAAGCGATGGAGCTCTGCCTGGAGTCGGATATTGGCAAGATAAATTACCTTCGCATTAACTATAAAGGCCGCGATGGCAGCCCATTGAAGCACGGTTCAGCTCTAATACACGCCATCATGGGGCTAAACAAAATCAAGCAACTGAATGCAGTCGAAGTTCAGGGGGAGCAAGAAGTTGAGTTGCACTGCCCCGAGCTCGAAGGCAAGCCGATTGGCTTTGTCCTTCAGAAAGTTCTGTACACCAAATCTGATGGGGGCGACGGTTACAAATTCGATATCAAGCAGGCATTTAGCTCAACTTCCCGTAAGACGTTTAAAGAGGCTGTTGATGGTACACCAGCTGAAGCCGTTGATAAGTTGCTGCTCGTTCTAAAAGACAAGGATGAGCGGGAGCAGCCAGGGACGCAAACGATGAGTGGACAGCAAACACAGCGATCTATGCTTGGGAATGGCGCGCAACCACAATCTCGACTTCAGCAAGTTGCCCAGCAACGCCAGCAACAAGCCGCAAAACAAACTCCTGATTTTGATGATGATATCCCGTTCTAAAGCTCATCCCCGCACCCCGTCATACACGAAATAAGGGGTCACCATGAAATACGATGACAATCACAGGAGTAAGACCAGCAAGGATGCTGTGGAATACGCCCTCGCCCAATTCGATGGATTAAAAAAAGGAAAGCCAGTTCGCAGGCCAGGATGGCTATATCTCGACGCATTGGATGCAGAAGAGCGAGCTCAGGTATTTGATGGGCAAAAGAGACTTATAGGGAATGAAAAGTAAACAGATTTACTGACCACGGAAGGTTACTCCCCTCCCCCATATAACCGGCAGTAAAGCTGCTGAGGACTTTCTATGTCTGAAAATACTGATTATGAAACGTTAAAAGCTGAATACATCGAACTTGATAAGAAGTATGGCGCTGTGGCTGCTGAAAATATACTCCTGAAAACGGCGTCTCGCGACATGCTTAGCGGATGGAAAAATATTCGCAAGAGCGGTGGTGAAAGTGAAATTTACGGCATTGGCTGGGACAGGTCGCAAGATGCAGTTGAATCGGCATTGAATACTCCGGCTACAACTCAGGCGATTAACGAGATTAAGGCTCAGGGTGTCGAGGAATACGCGCAGACGTTCTGTGAAAACACCAACTTGGAATTTGCCTGTAACAGAGGCTTCTATCTCGGCGCGGTTGAATTCGCCGCCAGTCTGCGGGGAGGTGAGTGATATGAATTTAACAATTCGACAACTCTGCTACATCCTCGACTTTATGTCGGTCAATTACGAACAACCAGAAGAATCTCAGCTAGATACTGAGGTCTGGATAGGTGAAGGCACTATTGCTGGCGAGAGCGGCGCACCGGACTATCACGGCCTTATTGCTCACGATGCTGAATATCCAGAGGAAGGCGCGGTTGCGCTTGAGGAGGCATGATGGATAAGCATATAGATGAACTAAGTAAAGCAGATATTGATCGCGTATTAAACTCCGCCGAAATTCATTATAAAAAAGGGAGCGTAGTGGCCGGAATAGTTGTACGCCTGATCTCCATGCTGGAAGCCACAAATGAACGGGCCAAGAAAGCAGAACTCGAATTGATTAAACCGCTGCCTATCGGTGAGCTTATTCACCGGTTAGAGGGCCAGACATATCGCAAATGGTATGACGACGACGAGCTAAACAAAATGCGTGAACGCGCAGAGGCAGCATAGGCGCGGCTACTTGTGCCTGTTAAGTTGCCAGACGGCTACGTAGTCCGGGCCGGACATCCGATTAATGAGGGTGAGAGAAATGTCCTCATTCCTAAAAGTGGCAGCACTTGGCTTTCCAGGTTCGATGTTGAACACGCAATTCGCATAGCCGGTTTCAAGATTGATGGGAGTGCAGATGCAAACTAAATACATAGTCATTTTACAAAGTGCCTGGTGCAATGATAGTGGCTCAGGAATCATGTATAGCTCAGACCTTATTGAGTTCGATACCCGCAACGAGGCTATCAAGCACGGCTTTATTCTGAGAGATAGTGACGATTTTAATATCGGCGCACTGACCAACGGCACTCTAATCTCCTTTGACTGGATGGAAAAACCAGTCGGTGGTGATGGTGATAACTTGCCGCAAATTGCAGAGCTAATAGGCTTGCTAGGATCTTAGGGTAGGCATAGACAAGGAGCTTAGGTGTTGAATGCCTTAGATAGTAAACTTACAATCACTCTCTATATTAAACTGTAATAACACGATCAAAATAATGGGGGATAGTAAATTGTGAAATGGGTACTAATTATTATTCTGACTTTTCCAGTGGCTGTATTTTCTGCTGATAGACAAAATGCAATAGATTTTAAAAAAATGACAGAGTCAACCTGTTTTGATCCCGCAAATCAAGATAAACAAAAGCTTTGTGAAAAAATGGTTAAATTGATGCTATTGAGGGCAACTTCGGCGGGCTATTCAGAAGCCGCTTGCACCGCAAAGGTAGTGAAAGATAAGGAATCCTGTGAAAAAAGCAGTATGGAATACCAGAATGTGATGAGATACAGTATTAATTGAATGCAGCATACAAAATCTTTATGAACCTCGCTAATGCGGGGTTTTTTATTGCCTAAAAACGGACTCACAGAAACGGATTTCGCTATCTGGAGTATCCCTATGTCAATCATCGTCAAATTACCCCGCGCTCATTTCACTGCGGGTCGCGTTAGCACGGATGAATTAGCGCAAGTTCTGCATCAGGGATTATGGAAACGGTACGGCGTTATGCCTGCCGATGTTGTGGTGTCGCTACATGAAGGCACTCATATCATGTCATCTGGCTGCGAACCGGATGACGTAAAAACCATTCTTAATTTGTGAGGTCATCATGTGCGACGAAATAGACCAGGCCCAAGAACTTGAATCTCTCAATATTGAAATCGGTATCGCTAATCACAAGCCAGCGATGACGTTTACCGGCCTGTGCCACCTCTCAGAATGTCGCCGGAAGATTGCTCGCGGCCTGTTTTGTGATTCTGGGTGCCGTGATGACTTTGAAATCGATGAGCGACGCAAGGGGGTTCACTGATGATGCAATGGAAACAGTTATCTGGTGCGACTGGTGATTTCATCGGTGCGCCTCACTGGGCCAAGCGGCTATGCATTCAGCGCGGCACAGGTCAGAAACTCTGGTGGGATGGTATGCACAAATATCAGGACAAAGAGCAGCTATTACCGGCATTCAGCTCTGACTTTGATGAGCGAGTGGATGTGGTAGCAGAGCGCCGGTTAGTTCCGGCTGGAGCTGCTGAGGCGGTGGAGAAATGGAAACAACAATAGAGAATGCTATCCGTTCGGTAGCCAGGGATGCCCTAACCGAATTAGTCGAAGTAAAAGAGAAATATCCAATATCTGAGCACGATAAGCACTTCACCAAAATCCTCGACCGTCACGCAAAAAAAATCACCGCCCTACCGCCGAAAACTTTCCCAGCAAAGCTCTGGCTAAGTTATTACGTCCGTCAGATTGATAAAGAAATAAGAGGTCAGCTATGAAAATTAGCCTGAAAGAATGGAACGAACTGCGAGACAGACCGCGATCAATGAAGCAGATATATAGATGGGTGGAGGCGGGAAAGATATACCCTCCACCAAAGCGAGTAGGAAAAGAGTACGAAGTTGAATCAACCGCAATATATAGAAACCCCTCAGATAGAGCCAATCCACCCACAAACAACTTAATATCAAGGATTAGAAATGGCAGCAAGAAGGCGATCCGCCGCACTGCGTGATTTGCCACCGAATTTATACGTTCGCAACGGTGGTTATTACAGCTATAAAGACCCAAGGACGGGTAAAGAATTCGGACTTGGTCGAGATAAACGCTCAGCAATAAATCAGGCCGTAGAAGCTAACATGCAACTCATGGATGCAGGAACATCAGCAAGGCTTGTTGATCGCATCAATAACGTTGCTGTTGTCACCGTATCAGATTGGGTGAAAACGTATACAACCACGCTAAGCAAAAGAGGCTTAAAAAGTAAAACGCTCCTGGGCTACCATAGCCGGCTGGAAATAATTGATGATTTGTTCTCATCAAGGCCAATAGACAGCATTAGCACCAAAGACGTCGCAACACTTCTTAACGATTATACAAATAATGGGAAGTCTGCTTCTGCTAAATTGATGCGGTCATTTCTCACGGATTTTTTCAGGGAAGCAATATCAGAGGGGATTATTGACACCAACCCTGTTGATGCGACAAAAAACCCAAAAATAGAAGTGAGACGAGCAAGATTATCACTCGATAACTTTCTGGCCATTAGATCTGCGGCAGAAGACATGCCAAGTTGGGTTGTCGATAGCATGGATCTGGCAATAGTGACAGGGCAACGTGTGGGTGATGTGCGCAAAATGAAGTGGACAGATATCAAGGATGATAAATTGTTTATTGAGCAAGAAAAGACTGGGATGAAGATTGTCATTCCATTTGATGTTAAGCTAGATACCCTATCGCTGTCTTTGCGTGATATCATCGCGCGCTGCGAAAATCGGCCAATAAAAGGTGAGACGATAATTTCATCTGAAAAGGGCGAGTCATTTGCTGATAAAACGCTAACAAAGCGATTTGCTAAAGCAAGAGATCTGGCAAATATAACTTGGGAAGGCATAAACCCACCTCCTTTTCATGAGATAAGAAGCTTGGCTTCCAGACTCTACGAAAAGGAAAAGGGAGAGGCTTTCTCTCAAAAAATCCTCGGGCATAAATCCGCACAGACAACCGATAAATATCGTGATGTTCGTGGAAGTGAATGGATCGAGATAGAAGTGTAG